AAAAAAGATTTCTATAAAAATAAAAGCTGGCTACACAAACGCTTTGTTCAAGACAAAAGAACTCCACAGCAAATAGCAGATGAGTGTGGTGTAACCTTGCAAACAATATATTTGTATTTAAATAAATTTGGCTTAAAAATGGGAAGAAAAGGAAGAAGATAATGAATGATGTAGTTAATCATCCACAGCACTATACGATTCACCCGTCAGGGATTGAAACTATAGAAATTACAGAGCATATGAACTTCTGCTTGGGAAATGTAATTAAGTATTTGATGAGAGCACCATATAAAGGAAAGCAAATAGAAGACCTAGAAAAGGCTGCCTGGTACTTAAATCGTGAAATAAATAGACTTAAGTCTATTGACAACCAATCCTAGCCGTGGTAAAATTGTTTTACCTAAAAAGGAGGTTCTTGTGGGTAGACGCAAAAAGATAAAGGTCAACGATCCGTTTGTTCGCCAAGAAAGTTTTACTACGCCAGAGGGAAAGACGGTAACAAAGGGAGATACAATTAAAATTAAGGGCATATGGGGAACCAAGTTTAGGTTTATGGGGCATGTTACAAACCCGTCTAATGACAGGTCCTGGATTGATTGCTTAGAATTAGAAAAGGGTGTAGGCTGTGGGGTAAGATCTTTCTACCCAGAACGCATCAAGGTTTTGCCAAAGAAGAGAGGAAAGCGTGTCAAAAGAAATAGATCTAGTCAAGCATCTTGACGAGGTAAACAGGGTAGCCTCTGAATATCTTAAGGGGTCAAATGAGACTACTATATCTAAAGAACTTGACATTCCTAGACAACGTGTCATGTCATTGCTAAATGACTGGCGTAAAATGGCAGCCAATAACGAGGCAATTCACGCTAGGGCTAGAGAGGCACTTGCTGGTGCAGATCAGCATTATTCAGGTCTTATAAAAAAGGCGTATGAAGTAATTGAGTCGGCAGATCAAACTTCTAATCTTACTGCAAAAACAGCATCAATCAAACTTATTGCAGACATTGAAGCAAAGCGTCTTGACATGCTTCACAGGGCAGGACTATTAGACAACAAAGAGGTTGCAGAAGAGCTTGCTCGCATGGAAGAAAAGCACGAGATATTAATCAACATACTGAAAGACATTGCATCAAAACATCCAGAAATTCGTAATGAAATTATGTCAAAGCTATCGGCTGCAACTGACGGGGTGATCATAGTTGACAATTGATTTTTCTGATTTTATTGAGGCTCTTGACGACAACCCCTTTGATGAAAATCCAGTGGATGTGGAAACATTTGTAAGATCTTCCGACTTTCTTGGGCAGCCAGAACTATCTCATTATCAATATTCTCTTGTAGAATGTATGAGTCAGATCTATAAAGAAAAAGATTTACAAACAATTATGGGGAAAGAAAAGGGAAGCGAACACTATAAAAAGTACACTAAATCAGAAGTTATTTTGCAACTTGGTAAGGGGTCGGGAAAGGACCATACTTCTACTGTGGGCTGTGCTTATCTTGTATACAAGCTTCTTTGCCTAAAAGATCCCGCTTCATATTTTGGTAAGCCCCCTGGAGATGCTATTGATATTATCAATATTGCCATTAATGCACAGCAGGCCAAGAATGTTTTCTTTAAAGGATTCAAGAACAAGATTGATAAATCCCCCTGGTTTGCTGGAAGATATGATGCAAAGGTGGATAATGTTGAGTTCGATAAAGCAATAACCGTATACTCTGGTCACTCAGAAAGAGAAAGTCATGAGGGACTAAACTTGATGCTTGCAGTTCTTGACGAGATTTCTGGATTTAGTTCAGAGTCTGTTAGTGGTAATGAAAATGCAAAGACTGGTGAAGCTATTTATAAAGCGTTCCGTGGCTCCGTTGATTCTCGTTTCCCAGATTATGGGAAGGTTGTTCTTTTGTCTTTCCCTAGATACAAAGGCGATTTTATATCGAAGAGATACGAAGATGTTATTGCTGAAAAAGAAACTCAACACAAAAAGCATACCTTTGTTCTTAATCCTGCATTGCCAGAAGATGATCCAGGAAATACCTTTGATATTGAATGGGAAGAAGATACTATTGAGTCCTATAAATTCCCAGGGGTATATGCACTTAAAAGACCGACATGGGAAGTAAACCCAACAAGGTCGATTGAAGACTTTAAGTTGGCATTCTATACAGATCCAGCAGATGCAATGATGAGATTCGCGTGTATGCCCAGCGTTTCTTCTGACGCATTCTTTAAATCAAGAGATAAGATAGAAAAATGTTTAGCACTCCGTAACCCTGTAGATCAATTTAGAAGATTTGATCCAAGTTTTAGCCCCGACCCAAACATTACATATTATGTTCATGCCGACCTTGCACAAAAGCACGACAAGTGTGCGGTATCAATCGCTCATGTAGAAAAGTGGGTAGAGATACAAACGTTTAATGAATATACGCAAGTTGTTCCTTTTGTTGTAGTAGATGCAATAGCGTGGTGGGAACCACGCAGAGAGGGGCCAGTAGATCTTTCTGAGGTAAAAAATTGGATTATTAGTTTGCGTCGTGAGGGATTCAATCTTGGACTGGTATCCTTTGACCGTTGGCAGTCTTTTGATATTCAGCGTGATCTGAATAGCGTAGGAATCAAAACAGAAACTCTCTCTGTAGCAAAGAAACACTATGAGGATTTAGCTATGTTGTTTTATGAAGAAAGAGTTGCTGCTCCACATGTTGAACTACTGTTAGAGGAACTGCTAGAATTACGCATTGTGTCAAATAATAAGGTAGATCATCCAAGGAAAAAGTCAAAAGACTTGGCAGATGCTATGTGTGGATCTGTTTATAATGCAATATCTCATTCAAAGCGGGACTCTTTTGGCGAGGTAGAGATACACACTTGGTCATCTTTTAAAGCCGATAGAAATCAAGAGGCTATTGCAGAAAAAGAAAAGCCAAAGATGACACCAGAGATAAAAGAATATCTGAGTAGTTATAAGTTGATATAGGAGAAAAATGAAATATAGCGGCAAGGCTCTTTGTTTTGATGACATTCTTCTTGTTCCACAAAGAAGTTCGATATCTTCAAGGCACGATGTAGATTTATCTATGAGCATAGGACATGGAAAAAGAAAAATAGATTTAAAACTTCCACTAATCGCTGCCCCCATGGATACTGTATGTGATACTGAAATGTGTATTGCTTTGCATGAAGAGGGCGCAATTGGAATTCTTCATAGATATATGTCTCACGATGATCAAATAACTAAGTGTAAGGATCTGATATCTAATAAAATTAATTTTGGTGTTGCTATTGCATCTAATAATGGATATCTTGCACAGGCAAAGAGACTTTACGATATCGGCGTAAGAATGTTTTTGGTCGATACAGCAAATGGTCACGGCGACTATGCAGTACGGGCAGTAGATCAATTACGGCTGTCCTTTAGTGATGCACATATTATGGCTGGAAATGTCGCCACATCCGAAGGATTTATTAGACTCGCTGAAGCTGGTGCTGACTCAATTAGGGTTGGAATCGGCGGCGGTGGTCTTTGTACAACTAGGATTGTTAGTGGTCATGGCGTGCCAACTTTGCAATCAATATTGGATGTTTCCGAAAGAAACTTTACAGACTGCTCCATAGTCGCTGATGGTGGCATTCGTAATAGCGGAGACATGGTTAAATGCTTTGCCGCAGGAGCAGATGCAGTAATGGTTGGATCTATGATTGCGGGATCAAAAGAGGCACCAGGAAAGTGGACAACCAGGAATGGGCAGCCTTGGAAGGTTGTAAGAGGAATGGCATCAGCATCTGCACAAAAGGACGCTAATGGAAAGGTTTCTGTGGCAGAGGGCATTTCTACTTTTGTTCAAGGGACTGGACCAATAAGAAACCTACTTTCTGATATTCGTGGAGGTCTTGGCAGCGGTTGCTCGTATTCTGGAGTAGAGGAACTTTCAACGCTTTTCTATAGTTCAGAATACAGGATTGTCTCTCAGGCATCAATTACCGAATCACATCCACATACTAATAAGGGTTAAAATAGATATATGGATGAAGATGATGACGAGCTAATAAAGTTCTTAATAGACATGGGAATCATAGAGCCAATGGGAATTGGCGAGGGAACGCAGGACGAATTGTTTTACGTTACAGATAAGGCACAAGAGGCTTTTCCACAATTACTTGAACAACAAGAAAAGTTTGTAAACGATGCGGTATTTAAGCTTTGGCAATTGGGCTTTTTAGAGGTAGTTTTTAATGATGACGGACAAGTTCTTGTTGGTTTAAATGAAAATAGTACAAAGCTAGATGAGGTGGGCAACATAGAGGACGAAGAGTTAAAAAAGGCCATGCTTGGCATACTTTTAATATTTGGTGAGAAGTTCGGGGGTAGCGGAACTACCAAATAATGGTATAATCTATCTATGCCATGGGAAATTAGACGCAATTACGGTGGCTGTAGTGGCTACGCCGTTGTTAAACTACCAGATAACTCTGTTTCTGGATGCCATACAACGAGAGAATCGGCTAGAGCGCAATTGCGTGCCTTGTACGCCTCTGAATCGGAATCAGCGGAGAAGGACGTTGTAACAAGCGAAACTACCCCTAATCTTTATCCACAGTCTATTGGTTCTGGATATGAAGATGAAAAGAAGAAGAAAAAGAAGAGACAGTTTATTGACACTCAAAAAATAACAAAACATCAACAGCAACTGTACGACATGCTGTCTAGGCAAGAAAAAGCATATGCAGATGCATTATCGGGTATCGCAGAAGAATACGGACCTTTTGATAAGCAAGGATCTGGAATTTGGGTAGGCTATGAGCCACCACAAGAAAATGAAGATGCCGCTATTGGTGTAAAGTGTATAAACTGTGTCTTTCATTATCACACGGATGATGACAAGTTGGGTTGCTCGCTGCTATCCTACTTGGTACAAGAAAACGCTAAGTGTAGATTGGCGGCAATCCCAGATGGGCTAGTAAATACAGGAATGGAGCAACCAACCATGAACAGAGATGAACAGCAAGAATTTGTTGATGATATGATGGAAAGAATTGGTAAGGCAGAAAATGTTCGTGTAGGGCAGATGGTGTCTTGGAATTCTAGCGGAGGAAGAGCGACAGGAAAGGTTACGAGAATTATTCGTAAT